AATGTTCCATCAAAGGTCTGGGTAAACTGCAGATTACCAATTTAAGGATAGCTAGATCAGAATTTGGTAAGTTCGCTTTAAAATGTCAATCAATAAAGAGGTTTAAACATGGAAGAAGAAAAAGAAAAAAGCCTATCTGATAAAGATAAAAATCTAATCAAACAGGCTGTATTAGAAAGTGCGGCTAAAAATACAAATCTGCCACCGGATAATATTGCTAAAGCGCTATGTCGAGCTTTTACATTTATTGACCTTTATGGGCGTTAATAACCTTCATCAAATCTACGCTTTCTTTAATGAAGAATCAAAAGTTTTTGAAAAATACGCAAAAGAGATTACAGAAATTGTTAAGAAAAACTTATAAACAGACCTTGCAAAAATTCTTGCCAAATGCGGTAAGTCGAATAATCCCTTTTACAACTTCAATTTCTTTTTCTTGAGCAGCTTGTTTTAATTGATTTAAAACATTTTCCTGTACTGGATCTGGGAATGGCATATTAGTATCTGCGTCTTTTAATAATCCACCATTAAGGAGATAATTTAATAATGTAGTTGTATCCAACCACTTAATATGAGAAATAAACAAAGAAGTAGGGATTTGGTTGTAATAAGCGGGAATAAGTGGTTCAAAACCTTATGGAAAGGGGCTTTACGTGATGTAGAGCCCTTTTTTATTGGGGGAGGAAAAAGAAGAATAATGAAATGGGAAAAAATTTTGGGTTTTGTTTGAAATGTCAAAATAGCCACTTGAAATGAGAAATTTAAAAGTGGCTTTAAATTTTGTTTAAATGGCGTTTAAAAATCCCGATAGCCACGCACGACTTGCCCTATCACAATCAAGTTGTTGGCTTGTTCTGCATTGAGTTCTATTGGTGCGTATTCTGTGTTTTGGCTGATGAGTGTGATGCCGTTGTAGGTGATTTGCACTTTCTTCACTAGCATTGCACCTTCATTATTTAATACAAAGATTTTTCCGTCTTTTAATTCCTTTTTCGACCGATCTACAATAATCTCTTCGCCGTCTTTTAGCGTTGGGTACATACTATCGCCACTTACTAAGAACATCGCGCAGTTTTCCGCTTTTAAGCGGCGTGAATCGAGCCAAGCCTTTTCTACTTTGGTGGTTTGGTTAGGTTTATATTCATCATTAAAACCACCGCCACCGGCTGAAATACGCACTTCTCGGCAGTCTTCAATCTCTGCAAAGGTCTCGTCATTGCTTGCTAGTAAATTCAAACTGTCCTTTTGTAATTGAGCTTCAGTATGTTCACCTGTTGCTAACCACTGCACACTTACGTTTGCATAGGTTGCCAATGCAATCAGATTATCTAGTGTTGGCAAACTCGTGTTTGTTAAATAATTATGCAGAGTGCTATATGAAATACCCGCTTCTTTAGCAAATGCTCTACCGCTCTTATTTCCGATCAATTCCTTTAATCTATCACTGAAAGAAGATCCTTTTCCTGATACTTGAAAAGGAACTTGTACCTTTTCAGGTTCTTTTTGTTCCTTTTTAGGATTTAAAAGGGTTTCCATTATTTTTTACCTTTTGAAAATAATTTATAAAAAGGAACAAAAACACTTGCAATGTTCCTTTTTGCGATCAATAATATTATTACATTGAATAACACAGCAGTGTTATTCATTGTAATAACCTTTTAGATTATCAGAAAAAGGAACAAAAGCAATGATTAATGATTGGGAAAGGGTAGATATCGTCTATGCTTTAAAGAAAAAAGGAACAACCCTGGCAGCGCTATCTCGCCAATCAGGGCTCAACTCTAGGACATTAAATAATGCTTTAGATCGTCGTTATCCAAAAGGTGAGCGAATTATCGCGGAAGCATTAGGCGTTACACCTGAAATCATTTGGCCTTCGCGATATGCCAATCGGTAGTTGGAGGATATATGAAAACATGGGTAACAGTTTCTGAAGTTGTTGAATGCCAAAGTACACCTAACACTGTGCGTGGTTGTAGAAAGTTTTTAGACAAATTATTTCTTCAATATCCACAGGCAAGACGTAAAAGACAAGGAACGAAAGCCTTTGAATATGATGTGAATTACCTACCTCAAAACATACAGGCAGAGCTTGTTGTTATAGAAGGTAAATGTGCAGTCAATTCCCTCCCCGTTCTCGCAGAACCAACCAAACCGGCAGAACCTTCGGCTGAAGCGCAGATGTTGTGGGCTGCTTATGAGCAAGGCACGACAAAAGCGCAAAACGAGGCAAAGTGGAAACTGGGTACGATGTTCGCGGTAGCGGAATTAACGAATACCGGCATGAACATTATGACCGCGTTGGAATTGGTGTGTGGCAAATATAACCGCGAATGCGAGGCAAAAGGCGAAAAGCCGGTCTCAGTTGGCTCGCTTAAACGGTGGTGGTATGCCATTAAAGATGAAGATCGCAGTCTTTGGTTGCCGCTTTTAATGAGTGAGCGTGGCAAAAACGGCAAAAGCCGTGAGGCGGAATTTAGCGAGGAAGCCTGGGCATTTTTCAAAGCGGATTATTTCCGCAATGAGCGCCCGCAGTTGGGCTCTTGCTATGAACGCTTGAAACGCGCGGCACAGGTGAACGGTTGGGTGATTCCGAGCCTTTCAAGCATTAAACGCAAGATTGAGCGCGAGATTCCGAAAACCCACCAAGTGTATTTGCGCGAGGGGGAATATGCGGTGAGCCGTTACTTCCCATCACTTGTCCGCACGATTGCGGATGTGGATGCGATGGAATGGGTGAACGGCGACGGTTACAAACACAACGTGTGGGTGGAATGGCACAACGGTCACATTATCCGTCCGAAAACCTGGCTTTGGCAGGATGTGCGTACGCGCAAAATCTTAGCCTATCGCTGTGATGAATCAGAAAACACCAACATGATCCGCTTGGCGTTGTTGGATGTGGTGAGTAAGTACGGCATACCGAAACACTTAACCATTGATAACACCAAAGCGGCAGCGAACAAGAAAATGACCGGTGGGGTGAAAAACCGTTACCGCTTCAAAGTGCAGGAAGATGAAGTGCAAGGGATTATTCCGGCATTGGGCATCCAACTGCACTGGACAACGGTGCGCTACGGTCGCGGACGTGGGCAAGCCAAGCCGATTGAACGCGCATTTTCGCACGGTGGCTTAGGTGAATTAGTGGATAAACACCCACTACTTGCTGGATACCACGCGGGGGATAACGCGCTGGATAAGCCCGACAACTACCAAGGCAACAAAGCCGGGGTGGATTATGAAAGTTTTATCTTAGCCCTTGAAGAAGGCATTCAGATGTTTAACGAACGTTTGAAACGTGAAACGGAAGTGTGCCAAGGCAAATTGAGTTTTGAGCAAGCCTTTGAGCGCGATTTTGCCCTTGTGGAAAAACGCGTGGCAACACCGGAGCAGTTGCGTTATCTGCTCACACTTCACGAAGAAGTGACCTTGAAAGCCAACGGCACCTTTGAATTGAAGTGCGGTGGCGAACGACAAGGTTTACGCAACCGATATGAGTCTTATGACCTGATCGGCACGAACCACAAACGTGTGGTGGTGCGATACGACCCGAACCGCTTACACGACAAAGTGTGGGTGTATAGCCAAGACGGTGCGTATTTAGCCGAAGCAAGTTGTACACGCCCTGCCGCCTTTGGTGATACGCAATCCGCACAAGACCACTCACGCAAAGAACGTGAATTTGTACGCCACACCAAAAAAGCAGCACAAGCTGCACAGGAAATGGAAGTACAAGAAGTGGCGGAATGCATGCCAGAGGTTGAGTTTGATGATATCCCAAGCGTTCCGCAAGTGTGGGAAGTGGTACATCAAGAAGGCAATGCGATGCGTAAGCAGGAAGTGTTGTTGGAAGATGAAAAAGTCAGCACCTTCCATCAAGGTTTAGACAATTACTTAGCCATGGCTAAGAAAGCAAAAGGGCTTTAAAACAAGTTTAAAGCCGATTTATAGGAGATAAAAAATGGATGAAATTACCCTTCAAGCTCAACGCCAAAAAGCTCAACACATGGCAACTGAGATGATGTCATTATTAAAAGCAACCTTTCCCGATAAGAGACGGGAAGCAGGACGCGTTTACCCCCATACGAGATACGAGGATTCAGGTGTTTTTCAAGCGGAAGCGATGTCAATGCTGGAGTCGGCATTAAGACGCGTACTTTCTGACGAATTTGTAACAGGGTATCCCTCACCCTTGCCAAGAAATCAAGGGAATAATTGAGGGCAATATCACCGAAAGATCCTTTAAAGGCAAATGGGGTGGCTGGAAATTGACTTAAAAAACCGGGCAATGAGTGATCCCATTCAAAGTCCGAAATGTGAGACGGTTCGGTAGTGTATTCACAAAGCCAATCATAAAGCTGGACCAACTCAAAATCTAAATCTAGAGGGTCAATAAAGGCAAGTGATGTACCTGATAGCGTTTTCTTTAAGGACGCGGGCATAAATTTAGGTTCCATATTGATGAACTCCCTAATCGTTAAATTAAATAGGAAAAACATTATGACACTAATTAACCAAATCAAACAACTCTTAGACAACCAAACCTACACCCAGCGCGAGATTGCTGTGCAATCAGGCGTGAATCCAGGGGCATTAAGTGCGTATTTAAAAGGCACTTATGCTGGCAATGTAGAAAAGGTTGAATACGCATTAAACAACTGGCTTGCCACGCGTGAGAAGAAAGAAAAAGTGTTTGTGGAAGCACCGCACTTTATTGAGATTCCGACAGCTGGCAAGGTGTTTTTCTCCCTTGATGCAGCACGAATTTGTAAAACCATTGTGCCTATCTATGGCGCAAGCGGTGTGGGTAAAACCAAGGCGGCAGACGAATACAAAAAACGTAATCAAAACGTGTGGATGATTACCATTAGCCCAAGCCGTGCAAGTCTTAGCGCATTTTTATATGAACTTGCTTTAGAACTTGGAATTAAAGACGCACCACGTCGCAAAGATACATTAAGCCGTTTGATTAGCGACAGACTAAAAGGTACGGACGGCTTAGTGATTGTCGATGAAAGCGATCACCTGACCTATGACGCTATTGAAGAATTGCGTTACTTACAAGAAAAAGCCGATGTGGGGTTTGCCTTAATCGGTAACGATAAGGTTTATACCAAAATGCAAGGTGGAGTGAACCAGGCTCACGAATACGCCAGACTTTGGACGAGATTGGGAAGACGAGAACAGCTTAAATCTAGCACAAAAGGCGATATTAAAGCCATCGCGCAAGCCTGGGGGCTTGATATAGCCGACAAGGATTTAATGACCGTCCTTTATGACATCGGTGGCAAGGCGGGCGGCTTACGCGCTTTAACGCAATATTTACGCCTAGCCGGCATGACAGCGAAAGGACAAGGCACTGTAATCACACTCGACTTAATTTTAACCGCCCAAGCACAAATGAAAGGAGCGAACTAATGACAAGCATTACAAAAAACAACACCTTGCGCGAGCAAACTAAACCACATCCAGTGTTTGGTGGCTGCAACAAAATCGCCCTAGGTTACTTATCACAAACCCAAAAATGCGTGTTTGAGTTAAACAAAATGGGCTTGCATGTATTAAGCATTGAGTTTGACAAAATCAAACCGCGCGTACGCATTGAACCGAACGCATTAACGAAGAAATTTGAAAAAACAGGCCAGGCGCTTGCGTATATTCAAGGCAACGACGGCGCGCATTTTGCCGAATATCAAATGATGGTCGAAGGCATCAAGGTAATTTGGCGCAGTTATTTACACTAAAAACCAGGAGGAAAAAATGGCAAAAAAACCAACTCGAATTAAAACCGACACCTTTGCAGTGCGTTATCAAACGCGCGATGAAGTGGAAGTGGCAATTAAAGAGATCGGCGATTTAAACCGCGAATTAGAACGCCTAGCGATTGAACAAAACGACCGCTTGGCCGCAATCACCGAAGAATACGCCCCGTTGATGAACGCAATCAAAGAAAAGCTCGCGCCAAAACAAGATGCGGTGCAAGCCTGGTGTGAAAGCCGCCGAGATGAATTGACATTAAACGGCAAAACCAAAACAGGCACTTTCAACACCGGTGAAGTGCAATGGCGACAACGCCCACCGTCAGTCGGTATTCGCGGCACAGAGAGCGTGATTGAAAGTTTGCACACGTTAGGCCTGGTTCGTTTTATTCGCACCAAGGAAGAAATCAACAAAGAGGCCATGTTAAATGAGCCTGACTTAGCCGCAACGGTGGCTGGTGTAACGATTAAAACCGGTGTGGAAGATTTTGTGATCACCCCTTTTGAACAGGAGGCGAAATAATGCCAGCCTGGGCATTGAACCCGGTGTCATATTTGATTGCCTGGGTAATTCTAAGCCTAATCGTGGGCTTATTAGACCAGGAATAAAGCCTATTTAAACGCTCTTTAAACCCTAATTTAAGGGGCGTTCATAATAAGTTTTAACCAACCATAAAAGGAAACAAAAAATGGAAAACATCCACAAATTTAACCGCTTCAAATATTACAGCGAAAAAGCGGCAAAAAGTGAACGCCAAGGCGACTTACAAGATGCCAAGGAACAATGGGCTATCGCAGAACTTAATGCGAGCGGCCAAAAAAATAAAGAATGGTGCAAACGCCGCGCCGCGTTTTGTGACCGAGTAATTAGAAAACCTTTCTAGGAGGAAATCATGGCGAAATATGTAGCCCGTTTTTACTGTTTAGTAGAAGCCGTTGTTGAAGCAGAAAGCAACGAACAAGTTTTAGACATATGCGACCTAAATGTATGCGATGTAAATAAACTGCCACACACGATTACAGAAATTGATGACGTGGTTGAAGTGGAGGAAGTATGACTGAGCAAGAAAAAATGCGCTTAGACGAGCAATTAGAACAAGCGGCAAAACAGCTCACACACGCGCTCCGCGCGTTACGCTCAGGGCAAAATCAACACGCAGCGGTTTATGTTGGCAATGTACAAAACTTACTGCCGGGTTTAAGAATGAGATTGGTGAGATAAGGGGTGGCAAATGAACGAAAACAATGGATGGATTAAGTGTTCAGAGCGATTGCCTGATCCTAAAGATATGGATGATGGGTTGGACTTGAAAGATCTAGTTTTGATTTTTTTCAGAGAATACGACTGCGATAGTCATATACGTGGCGACGAATGGCGTGTAGGAATTGGGTGGTATGTGAAAGAGTATCAGCCTGTCAATGAATATGAAAATGGATATGTGTGTTATTGGGAAAATTACGACATAGACATTGGAACGGCAATGATAGTATCGCACTGGCAACCATTACCACAACTACCGGAGGAATAGATTATGGTTTGTGAATATCAATATCACGCTTTTTTACCTGGTGCTGAGCCAACAAGAGAAAGTGTTCTGCATGTAATAATTCGGGAAATGTTTGGGATATATAAACACTCCGAAGAGTTATTTCTATCAAATGCTGCCGAAATTATTGTAGGTAAAAACGCCTTTAAATGGGATTTGGAAGATGGGCAAGAGGTTTGTATTTTAATCAGAAAAAAAGAGAATCCTGAAGCGCTTGAATTGTTTAAGGTCTCTGTTGAGATGTCAATAGAAACTACGGCGCACCGTATGGGGTACTAAAACCCATTTACAGTCCATTAAATCTCCCCTAACCCCTCTTTGCGAAAGAGGGGGATTTAAGTGGGCTGAATAATGTGTTTTAAAAAGGAATAAACAATGCATAAAACTAAACCAAAGCTGA